TGCAGGTCGTTGAGCAGTGGCTCCGCAAGGAACTCACGCGGCTGGGAGCCAGTGCCAGCGACCTGAACTTCGACAGCGACCGCGACGTCGCCGCCGCGCTGCGCGACTCGGGCGTCGTGACCGACTTCGTGCAGACCGCTACCGGTCAGGACTCAGTATCCAAGAAGAACCTGACTCCCGGCATGTTCAACGACGCTCGCATCGCGTCGGCGCTCGGCTATCGCAATCGCCTGTTCACCTGCCTCGGCACGTTCATGGAGCCGTGGCTCGCGATGGCCAGTGCCAACGGAGGCTTCATCCACACGAACTGGAATCAGGTTCGGCAGATGAGCGACAGCGGCAGCGGTGCCGGCGCGCGTACCGGGCGCATGTCGTGCAGCCCGAACTTCATGAACATTCCGAAGTCGTTCGAGGACAAGGGAGACGGGTACGTGCATCCGCGACACCTGCGCGCGCTGCCGGAGCTGCCTCGCATTCGGAAGTACGTGCTCGCCGACGATCATCGCTCGGTGTTCCTGCACCGCGATTTCAATCAGCAGGAGCTGCGCATCCTCGGTCACTACGAGGACGGTCGCTTGATGGAGGCATACCAGCAGCAGCCGCGCCTCGACGTCCACGACTTCGTTCGCGATCTCATCAAGGACGTGGCGAACGTTACGCTGGAGCGCCGCGCCGTCAAGATCCTGAACTTCGGCATGATCTACGGCATGGGCGCGGGCGCGCTCGCCGCCGGCCTCGGCTGCTCGGTGCAAGAAGCACGCGAGATTCGTGGTCTGCACCAGAAGGCGCTGCCCGACGTGAAGCGTCTCGAGGAGAGCATCAAGCGCGGCGCGAAGGCCGATCAGCCGATCAGGACGTGGGGCGGACGCGTGTACTACACCGAGCCGCCGATCATGCACAATGGTCGTATGCTCCACTTCGAATACAAGCTCCTGAACTACCTGATTCAGGGAAGTGCGGCGGACTGCACGAAGCAGGCTGTCATCAACTACCATCACGCGCGCAAGGAAGGCAGGTTCCTCGTGACGGTCCACGACGAAATCAACATCAGCGCGCCGACGAAGGCGCACAAGTCCGAGATGCGTATTCTGCGCGAAGCGATGTGCGACGTCGACTTCGATGTTCCCATGTGGGCTCGCTGCCCGCTGTTCGCGAAGCTCAAGCATCTGGACAAGATGCCGACCAGCGCGAGCCCCGCCATGGCGCGCGGCGGCGAGATCGCCAAGCTCGGCGAGAACTTCCTCAAGGGAGCGCTGCGTACGCTGCCGGCGGAACTCAAGCCGCTAGGCGAGGACTTCAAGTTCCTGAAGAAGCAGAAGACCAAGTTCGTCGAGGAGCAGTGGGGATTCGACCGCGAATGGCTCCCGGTGGCGTGGAACGACTGGGATCGTTGCTGGCTCCGCGTGAAGGTGGACGTCGGCTACGTGGATGGCCACGTCGTTCACATCCGCGACGCCAAGACCGGCAAGATGCGCGAGGAGAAGAACGAGGAGTACCTGCTCCAGCTCGACCTGTACGTCGCAGCCGGTGCCACGCAGTTCCCCGACGCGAAGCAGTTCACTTCTCAGCTCCTGTACACCGACATGGGAGTTCGCTTCCCGGAGAAGGCACCGGTCACCGTGTCGCGCGCGGCGGCGCTCAAGCGACAGGCCGAGTGGAACAAGCGCGTGAAGCCGATGTTCAACGACCGCAAGTTCGTGGCGCGTCCCGGCTTCTACTGTCGGTGGTGCGACTTCAGCAAGTCCAAGGGTGGACCGTGCAAGTACTGACATGAGCATCAGCGAGAAGCGACACGTAGAGAACCCGTGCGTCAAGGAGGCGAAGAACCTCGGCGTGCGGGTCCTGAAGCTCAACACGATGGGGAACCGCTCGTGGCCTGACCGGTGCTTCTGGATTCCTGGCGGGAAGCCGCTGATCATCGAGTTCAAGAAGCCGGGCGAGAAGCCGACTCCGTTGCAGCGAGACACCATCGACTACCTCATTCGCATCGGATACGACGTCCATGTCATCGACACGAAAGAACAAGGCATCGCGCTCATCCGGGATCGACTGGCTGCCGCGCGCGTACATGAAGCGAGCGGTGAAGTGGCTCGTGGAGCACGCCGCCGCAGGACTGTTCCTTGATCCGGGTCTCGGCAAGACCAGCATCACGCTCGCGGCCATCACCATGTTGAAGGAGGCCGGCGTGCTCGATCGCGTGCTCGTGGTCGCGCCGCTGCGCGTCTGCTATCTGGTATGGCCGGCGGAGATGGAGAAGTGGAACGATTTCTCGCACCTGCGTTGCGCAGTGCTGCACGGCAAGGACAAGACCGAGGCGATGCTGCGCCGTAGAGACGTCGACGTCTTCTTGATCAACCCGGAGGGTCTCGAGTGGCTCTTGACGAAGAGCCGTTGGAAGGCGCTCGGCGTGGACACGCTCGTGCTCGACGAGAGCTCGAAGTTCAAGAACTCGAAGACGCAGCGGTTCAAGAAGCTGAAACCGTACCTGACTCGGTTTCGCCGCCGCTGGATTCTCACGGGTACGCCGGCTTCCAACGGTCTACTGGACTTGTTCGGGCAGGTCTACGTCATGGACACCGGGCGCGCGCTCGGCCGGTTCATCACGCACTATCGCAACAAGTTCTTCGATCGCACCGGGTTCGGTGGATTTTCGTGGCGCGTGCGCGAGGGCGCTGAGGAGGAGATCTACGCCGCGCTGCGACCGTACGTGCTGCGCCTGAGCGCGGAGGAGTACCTGACGCTTCCCGCGCTCACGACGATCAACATCAAGGTGCAGCTCCCCGAGAAGGCTCGCCGCGTGTACGACGAAATGGAGGCGGACTTGTTCAGCATCGTCAGCGGCGACAGAACGCTGCGCGCGCCGAACGTGGCGTCGTCGGTGAACAAGTGCCGACAGATCGCGAACGGGTTCGCGTACTGGACCGACGACACCGACCCAGACGACACTCGCAAGCGAAAGATGGAGTCCGTAGACATCCACGACGCGAAGATCGAGGCAGTGCGCGAACTCGTCGACGAGCGCAACGGCAAGCCGACCATCGTCGTCTACGAGTTCGCCGAAGACCTGCGCAGGCTGCGCAAGGAGTTCGGCAAGGACGTTCCCACGCTGAGCGGCAACATGCGCCAAGTCGCGGAGGTCGAACGAGCGTGGAACGCGGGCGAGCTGCCGCTGCTGTTCTTGCAGCCGCAGAGCGCCGGCCACGGGTTGAACTTGCAGAAGGCCGGCGATACGATGATCTGGCTGTCGCCGATCTGGGACTTCGAACTGTACGACCAGACCATCAAGCGAATCCATCGACAAGGGACCAAGCATCAGGCAATTTTCGTGTACCATGTTGTCGCCACCGACACCGTTGACGAGGCAGTCGTCGTGGCTCTGAAGAGAAAGCGTAACGTCCAGAATCGGCTGTTCGACGCGTTGTCCACCTATCGCAGGAGTAAGGGAAAATGAAGAAGTTGAAAATCATGTTCGCGGTGCCGGAGGGCGAGGACATGGGCGGCATCATCTCCTCAAGCGAGAACCTCATGGCCGGCTTCAAGGAGCTCGGCCATAGCGTGACGTTCGCGCGCGTTCGCAGCATCCCGTCGCTCGCGCACACTGGCCGTCCGGACCGCGAGAACATCCGCGAGGAAGACTGGTCGATCGGCGAGGGTAGCGGCTACGACTTCCATCCGGTGCAGGGATGGGCGGGACCGTACTACTCCATGACGAACAGCGCGAGCGTGGACAAGTTCATCGCCGATGCGCAGCAGCACGACGTCGTCGTGTGGATCGCGATGTACGGGTTCGCGAACAACCGCACCGAGGGGACCACCGACTGGACGCGGATGCTGACCGGCCACGGTGTTCCGCAAGTCGCGTTCAACCACGACGATCATCTGTGGACGCGTCAGGCGTGGAGCTGCGTCTTCGACGACTACGTCGCGGGATGGGCCGGCGTGCAGCACTGCTCGTTCGACTCGCTGAAAGGCATGAAGTCGCCGCGAGCGATGATCTCGCCGGGGCACGACATGTCGCGCCTCGTCAAGAACCCGCTGCCGCTCGGCAAGCGCGATCGCACGATGCTGAGCTTGCAGGTCGCGAAGTCGTGGAAGAAGGTGGACAAGCTCGTCGCCGCCGTTCCGTACATCCGCGACGCGAAGGTCCTGCTCGGCGGCGACGGTATCGAGCTGCGGTACATGCGGAGCAAGGAGAAGTGCAAGCCTCGCTATCTCTGCACGCCGACGGTCGACCCCGACGCGACCGCGAAGATGCGCGGGAAGCGGATCTGGGACAACGCGACCGCGTCCAAGAACTTCGAGTACGTCGGCACCATGTCCGAGGAGCGCCGCGACCAGCTCATGCGCAAGACGACGCTGCTCACAGCGGCGGCACTCCGCGTGAGATCGCGGAGACGCTGAACTCCTACATGAGCATGTCGCCGAAGGAGTTCCGCCGCATCCAGAGCAACGCGACCGAGCTGATCCAGCAGTACGACAGGAAGCTCGGCGCGCAGCACCTCATCGATCTGGCGCTGCGCCCGAGCAAGAAGGCGGGTATGGCGTACGCCAAGGGAGCGCCGAACGAAGAGCTGCTCGAGAAGGGTCGCAAGGACTTCGCCACCATGTTCGGAGAAATGCCGTGAGCGCCGTCGCCAAAGACATGATCGTTCCGATCTTCAACCAGATCTGCATCGAGACGAGCGCGCTCTGCAATCGCAAGTGCGTGTTCTGCCCGAACTTCTCCACTGCTCGGCCCGACGAGCAGATGAGCTGGGACCTCATCAAGAAGATGGTGGCCGAGCTGCGCGAGATGAAGTACACGGGCTCGGTGGCGAACTTCATCTACAACGAGCCGTTCCGCGATCCGCGCGCGCTGGACATCATTCGGCACTTCGCGAGCGAGCTGCCGCGCGCCACCATCCACACGAGCACGAACTGCGACTACTTCAAGTCCAAGAAGGACATCGCGGACGCGTTCGACGCTGGTGTTCACACCATGGTCTGCAACATCTACTCGGCGGCCGACGGTGGCAGCGATCCCAAGAAGGTGGCGCGCGGCGTCGAGGCAGCGAGGAAGCGAGCCGATCAGGTGGAGCGCTGGCTCACGGAGCTCGGCGTCGCGCGTCGAGCGGAAGTACGGCATCGCCGGCGGTACGAAGAAGCTCGGCTCGTTCGAGCTCCAGAACCGCTCGGGGAACATCGAGCACATTCTCGGCGGCACCACCGAGCCGCTCGAGAAGATGTGCGTGCGCCCGTGGCGCGTGCTCAACATCAACTGGACCGGACAGGCGATCATCTGCTGCAACGACTATCACGGAGCCACGAATTTCGGCAACGTGGCGGAGCGTACGCTGTCGGAGATCTGGCAGCATCCTGGCTTCGGCGTGTATCGCCTGATGCTCCAGAACAAGAACAGGAACATCGCGATGTGCGACACGTGCGATTACAAGGGAGGCTCGTATCCGCACATGATCAAGCGCGTGACGCTCGGCAGCGAGGAGCTCGACAACGAGTTCGTGAGGAAGACCGCCGCGCGCCACGCCAAGACCAAGGGGAAGTGACATGAAGCCGCTGCCACTGAAGAACATCGACCGGTTCCACCGATTCATCAAGGAGCGGCACGCCATCTATCAGCGGCGCTCGGCCGGAGCCCCGAAACCGTGGACTCGTGACGAGATCCTTCAGAGCTTTCGTTTCTGCAACGTGTTCCGCGAGCTGGACACGGTCACGGAATGGATTCGCGTGAATTGGCGCGACCCGAACACGAGCGACCCGGATCTGTTCTTCGCGATGTCGGTGGCTCGCGTCTTCAACCGCACCTGCACGCTCGACGTCATCGGGTACCCGGTGCCGTGGAAGCCTGAGCGGGCGTTCTCTCGAATCAGCGCATTCCGTGCAGCGGGACACGCGGTATTCACGGGAGCGTACATGGTGAGTACGAACGGCACGAAGAAGGATAAGGTTGAGTACGTCATCGAGAACGTGCTCAACCCGTTGTGGAAGCAGCGCCATCAAGTGCGCCCATTCGCCGGCGATACGCTGGTCGGGTTCTCGCAGCGGCTCATCGAGCAGAACGGGTTCAAGGGATTCATGGCCGGTCAAGTCACGTGCGACGTGAAGTACGCCGAAGGGAGCCACCTGCGGCACGCCGAAGACTGGTGGAGCTTCGCTGTCAGCGGTCCGGGCAGTCGTCGCGGTCTGAATCGCGCAGTGGGTAGAGGACTTCGTGAGCCGTGGCGCGAGCACGTATGGCACGAGGTTCTGATGCGCCTGCACGAGCGGACACCGGAAGTGCTCGGCGAGCCGCTCCACGCTCAGGACCTGCAGAACTGTCTCTGCGAGTTCGACAAGTACGAACGCGTTCGCCTCGGTGAAGGTCGTCCGCGCTCACGCTATCCCGGTGTCTAATTCATAACGAGGAATTGTCATGATTGTCCAGAAAGTGCGAAATGTGAGCGAAGCTCTGAAACTTGGGCTGTCGCTTGCTCTCGAGATTGGCGTACCGCGCGGGACTCGCAACGGCACCGTCTTGCGAATCCCCGAGCCGGTGACCACGGTCTACCAGCGTCCTGATGAGCGAGTGCTGGTGAACGGTCCGCGCAACGCGAACCCGTTCTTCCACTTCTTCGAATCGTTGTGGATGCTGGCCGGTCGCAATGACGTCGAGTACGTCGCGCGCTACGTGAAGCGTATGCGGCAGTTCTCCGACGACGGCACCACGCTCCACGGAGCCTACGGATGGCGCTGGCGTGGCGGGCTCGGTGCCGATCAGATTCGCGTCGTCGTGGACCTGCTGCGAAAAGACCCGAGCACGCGGCGCGCGGTCATCGCGATGTACGACGCCATGGAGGACGCGAGCGAGCTGTCGAGAAGTCGCGACATTCCCTGCAATACGCACATCTATTTCGACGTGACCGAGTCGATGCACCTGAACATGACGGTCTGCTGCCGCAGCAACGACATCGTCTGGGGAGCGTTCGGCGCGAACGCTGTTCACATGAGCGTGCTCCACGAGTACGTCGCAGCCTGCACCGGCCTGCCGATGGGCGTGTACCGCCAGATGAGCAACGACCTGCACCTGTACACTCACGTCGTGAGCCGCGAGCAGGCTGCGCGCATCGTGGCCGCGTGCGACACCGAAGACGTCTACTCGGCACCGCTGCCGCGCATGGTGCCGCTAAGACCGGCGGGGACGCCGCGCGAACAGTTCATGGATCTGTTCGAACACGAGGTACATCGCGTGATCGGTACGCCGGTGGACCAGGTCATGAAGGACCGCGAGCTTCGACTTCCGTTTTTCAGAGACGTTGCTGCGCCGATGCACGACTCGTGGAGGCAGTACAGGAGCGGCGACATGAAAGAAGCGATGTACGAAGCACTCCGCATTCAGGCTGACGACTGGCGTGCTGCCTGTCTTCAGTGGCTCGGCAACCGTTGCAAGAAGGAGCTCGTGTAATGAAGGCGAACGATACGCAGGTCGGCGGTCTGCACTATCGCACCGGCTATCAGCACTGGGACTTCGTGATTGAGCACCTCGAGAACCGCTATCTCGAGGGGCAGATCACGAAGTACGTGACGCGGTGGCGGCGCAAGAACGGGCTCCAAGACTTGATGAAGGCCTCGCACTTCCTCGTCAAGCTCATCGAGGCTGTCCAGATGCGGCGCGTGCATCCCATCGGCTCGCGGTTCGTCCACGCCGGTCGTGGCGTACGTGCGTTCATCGCCGACAACCGACTGGACCCGAACGAGGCGCAGCTCGTGCGTCTACTGGCGTCGTGGGAATCGCTCGACGAACTGTGCGAGGCGCAGGGAGTGCTCGGCGTACTGTTGGAGGATGCGCAGCGGCACGAGCGTCGGCTGGACGCGATCAAGGCTGGCGCATCGCCCGACGCCGAACCGGGCGCAGGCTACGTGAACCAGGACCGCTGAGGAACTGGCCATGAGCAATCGTGGACGCGTTCTGGTGACTGGCGGCTGCGGCTACGTCGGCAGTCACGTGGTGAAGCAGCTCGTCGAGGCTGGCGAAGACGTGGTCGTAGTCGACGACCTGAGTACTGGCTTCGCCGAGTCGTTGCTCGGCGGCTATCCGGTGTTCGCCGACTGCGGTGACTCGGAGTTCATGCGCGACGTGCTGGTGGACTACCGCGTGGATACCGTCATGCATCTGGCGGCGAAGATCGTCGTGCCCGAGTCGGTGTTCTCGCCGCTGCGGTACTACGGTGCGAACACCTGCACTTCGCGCAGACTGCTGGAGGCCTGCGTCTCTGCTCGCGTGGAGCGCGTGGTGTTCTCCTCTACGGCATCGGTCTACGGCGACGTGCCGAATGGCGTCGCCAGCGAGGACACTCCCACTGCACCGAGCAATCCGTACGGGCGCTCCAAGCTCATGACGGAGTGGATGCTGCGCGATGCTGCCGTGGCGCACGATCTGCGGTACGTGGCGCTCCGATACTTCAACGTCGCCGGTGCCGACCCCGAGGCGCGCATCGGTCAGCGCACGAAGACCGCCACGCACCTCATCAAGCGCGCCTGCGAAGTAGCGGCTGGCAAGAGCGATCAGCTCGGCATCTTCGGCACCGACTACGCCACGCCAGACGGTACCGCTGTCCGCGACTACATACACGTCGAGGACATCGCGAGCGCTCACCTCGCTGCTCTGGCGTACCTGCGCGACGGCGGCAGCAGCGAGGTCTTGAACTGCGGCTACGGGCGCGGCGCGTCGGTGAGGCAGGTCATCGCAGCAGTGGAGCGCGCGCATGGCGCTCCGCTACGCACGGTCAACGCGGGACGGCGCGCTGGCGACGTGCCGTACCTCGTTGCGCGTGCTCAGCGCATCGTCGACGTCCTAGGCTGGGAACCGCAGCACGCGGACCTAGATCACATCTGCAGAACCGCACTCGCATGGGAGCACAGGGTGTGAAGAGCATCTGGCAACGACTGACGAACTGGATCTATGCGCAGGCGCTTCTTCGCGTGGCGCTCCATCGGCCACCGGACTACGTCGTGGGCGGCGACGAACCGTACCTGTACCGCTGGTGGATCATCCCGAGGAACAGGTTCTTCAACGTGTACCTACACCAGTTCATTCGCAGCGACGACGACGATCGCGCGCTGCACGATCACCCGTGGGTCTGGTGCTCGTGGATGCTGGCCGGCACGTACACCGAGCATCGCATCGCCGCTGGCGGCATCCACGTGCGCCACACCTACACGGCGGGAGCAGTGCGCTGCGCGCTGCCGAGCACTGCGCACCGGCTGGAGGTGGAGCGCGGCTGCTGGACTCTGTTCTTCACGGGACCTGTAGTGCGGGAATGGGGATTCCACTGTCCCGGCGGCTGGCGGCACTGGCGCGTCTTCACAGACGAGAAGGATTCGAGCAGGGTAGGTCGCGGATGTGACTGAAAACAGGGACTTTCTGCGATGATTGCCTCTTCAGGGAAAGAGCCTGTATAATGAACGGACCGGCGAATCGTCGCCGGCCAACCCAAGCACTGGAGAACACCATGACCAAGTCCACGAAGTCCACCGCCAAGGCTGCTGCGAAGAAGACCACCGCGAATAGCGCGCCGGCGAAGAAGGCGGAGCCGGTCGTGACGACCGAGCGCGTGGCGAGGCTGACGCCGACCGCTGCCGCGAACGTGAACGCCACCGTGAAGTCCGGCCTGAAGACCGGCCAGAAGCCGGTCGAGGCCGACGAGCCGCGTGGCAAGAAGACCGCGACGAAGAGCGCGTCGCCCAAGAAGGCCGACAGCGGCAGCACGCGCGGCGGTGACCAGAAGTACAGGGTCCTGTCCAAGGAGAACCCGTTCCGCGAAGGCACCGGTCGTCACGGTGCGTGGAAGATCCTGTCCAAGCACACGAGCACCGCTGCGGTCCGCGCCGAGAGCGCGCTCTACGGCACCGCTGTCTTCTTCCGCGAGCTCGAGAAGCGCGGCCTCATCAAGTTCGTGTGACGCGAAACGTTCTGCTCCGCAACGGGTCGCCCGTTGCCTTGAACCCGGCCCCGCGCCGGGTTCTTTTTGCCTGCGATTTGCGCAGGCCTCGGCGCTCGCACTCGGCTGCACCTGTAGCGGCTGCACCTGTATCGGCTGCACCTGTATCGGCTGCACCTGTAGCAGTCTGCACCCGCCTGTAGCGGCTGCACCTGTAGCAACCTGCACCCGCCTGTAGCGGCTGCACCTGTAGCAGCCTGCGCCCGTACCACCGGCACGCGCCGCGCCTGTAGCGTGACAGGCGATCGCTGGGAGCTTGTTTTCAGCACTGCGGCGCTCGGCTGCACCGCTGCTCGCGCGCTTGCAGCGATGTGAAAGATGCTACGATGGCTCTGCCATCGTAACCCGGTGGCAGCGGCACCGACGACCCCAACACTAGGAGCAGACAACATGAACACCACGAAGACTCGCACCACCGTTCGCAACGTGCCGGCCCTGCGCGCCAACATCCGCACCATGCGTCGCGACCTCCACGACGTGACCGCGCTGCGCGAGACACTCAGCCGCGCCATGCTGCTCACGAAGAAGGAGGCCGACGAACTCGCCGCGTCCCTCGGCCCGAGCTTCACCACCGTGAACATTCTCGGCGGCACCATCGTGTGTTCGCACTACCTGCGCCACGAAGTGCTCTGGATGCTGCGCACCGCGTCGCGGTCGTACAGTCGCATCATGGAGCCGATCTGGCGCGAGATCCACGACGCCCGACAAGCGTCGCAACCGCGAAGACGAACGTGTCAGCGCCATGATCGCCGCGAAGTTCGGCATCACCGCTGGCGACCTGTACGCGGCCACACTGCGCCGCGCCAACAACGACCTTTGAACAGCACTCACCAGGAGCAGACAACATGAACACCACCGACAACGTGAACACCGACCGTACCAACCCGTTCAGCACGATGGGCGCGTACGTCGCGTCGATCATCAATCGGACAGGCGTCACTGCGAACGACACGAACCGCGACTTGTTCTTCACCGCGCTGGCTCGCGGTCTGGCGCAGTCCTCGCTGAACGCCATCGTCGAGCATCTCGGCACGAGTACGCTGAGCGACGCGATCAGCACCGTGGACTCGCCGCGACTGGAGCGCGTACTGAAGAACTTGGCTCGCGAGTGGGAGCCGGAGGAATGGGCTCGCATGAACTCTGAGTTCAAAGACTGGCTCATCGAGCACGACGAAGCCGAAGTCGACGATGCGCGCGACTCGTCCGCTACCGAAGCGAACGAGCAGACCACGCACGACGTGGAGGCCTGTCTGGACCGCGCGAACGAGTTGACCAGTGGCATCGAGCAGCTCGCACAGGAGCTGGGGGAACTGCGCGACAGGCTGCGCGACGAATGACCTGTACCGCACCGCGCTCCACGTGACACCATCGCGCCGGCCTCAGTGCCGGCGCGATGCGTTTAGGGCTCGCTGCACGCCCGCTGGCGCTGGCCGCTGGCAGGCCGGTACAGGCGCACCGGGCGTACCGGCCGGCAGGCCGGTACAGGCGCACCGGGCGCGTTAGCCGGTGCCAGCGGGCTCCCAGGGTCGTTACCCGGCTCGCAGGGCGATCGCAGGGCTCGTTTGGCAGGGTACCCGGTACCTGCGCCAAGGGTACCCGGTCGTTATGGCCACCAGCGATCGCCCAGCGAGCCAGCCGGTACGGGCGCACAGGCGCGCCTGCATAGGTACGCCGGCACCGGCTGGCGCAGGCCTCAACGGCTGGCCATTGGCGCAGCCGCGTTCTTCACCGCTCACCAGCGAATGCGACCGACACGTGTCTCGTCGATGAGGCATCGTTCATGCGCGATTGCGCATTCACGACAACGACGATACGTTCCCGAGCCGACGAGCACTGCATCGCCGACGTCGTCGGGATCGCCTTCGCCTTGATCGTCGACGGGAACAGCGGGCGCGAGCACGTCGGGACACTCACTGTCCGCGCACTTCTCGCACGTCAGTTTCGGTGGCGGCGGCTGCATGACCCAAGGCTTCGTTGATGGCACGCATCCGGCCAGCAGGAACGCGACAGCCATTGGCAAGAGTCGAAAGTTCATTGACCGATTTCCTGTAGAGAGTGATGGCAGTGCTGGAGGCTTGCGTGATCTTCTCCAGCGCCTCGTCGAGCTTCTTCTCGCGCTCGACGGCAGCGGCCTCCGCGGCGGCTTCTTTCTGCGCGACGTCGTCGGCGACCTGGTCCTCGGCTTCGGCCTTGGATTCCTCGCACTCCTTCTGCGCCTTCGCGACGCCGGCGTCGAACTGCGCCTGAAGCCGCTCGCGGTCCCAGTCCCAGACGCCGACGCCGAGCAGAATCGCGAACGCCACGATGCCGATCCAGAGATAGATCTTCGCGGTGATCATGACACGCTCCCGCACGCCACGGCACGACCCCACCCCGAGCGCGAGTAGAGCGCCGCGTGGCGCAGCATGATGCGACGCGGGTAGTCACGGTTCTCGCGAACGAACTGCGGCGCGCGTCGCTTGTCCGGCGTCGCCTCCACGTGCGAGAACCACCGCAGCGGGTCGCGACCAGCGGCGATCGCCGCGCGCTGGTCTCTGCGGAGCCAGCCTTCGCCGCCGTTGTACGCGCTGAGCGCGAACGCCCACTGATCACACTCGGTCGCGCCCGGATTGCGCCGAAGCAGGAACGCCATGAACTCCATCTGCGCCATGATGGACCATCGCGGGTCCAGCGGGTTGACGGGTGACAGGCGCTTCGGCTTCACCTGCGCGATCCACTCAGCAGTCGCAGGCATGAACTGCGCCAGTCCTTGTGCGCCGACAGCACTGCGCGCGTCGCTGCGCCAGCCGGACTCCTGATGGAGTTGACCGGCGAGCGTGGCCGCCGGCGCGCTCACGCCGATGGTGCTCTGCGCCTCGCGAATGAGTGTTCGCTGCCAAGTCAGCGCAGCGGCGGGAACGGTCTGCGCTGACACCAGCGTCGTGGCGAGCAGCATGAACACCGCGATGAGCGCGTTCATACCGCCACCGTCACGGCGAGCATACCGGCAGCGACGACCAGCGCCTGCGCGAGACCGGCGATGGCGCGCGTTCGCTCGGCGGCGATACTACGCAGGTTCAGGCGGCAGACGCGGCGACTGAACCAGAACCCGAGAAGGCCACCACTCGCGGCCTGCAGAACGGAGCCGATCCAGCGCTCCACGTACCCTTGCGCGTCGATGAGCCAGACGCCGAGCAGCACGCCGAGCACGCAGAGGACGACCCACGGCGAGACGCGGAGCTTGCCGATGAAGTCAGTGATGCGGTTCATGGTGTTCTCCTTCAACAACGATTACGACGCCGAACCATCCAGTGATCTTGCCGTTGGCGTCGCGTACCGGCGTTGCTCTGGTATTCACCCAGAACACGTGATCACCATTGATCTTGCGATACGTCATGTCGAACGAGCGCTCACCCGCGACGCTGGCGTTCCACTCCTCCAGTACGCGCTCGCGGTCCTCGGGGTGAACGCTGTGGATCCAGCTCGTTCCGAGGCTCTCGGACGCCGGCTGACCAACGAGCCGACTGTAGCCGATACTGACGTACGTGCGGCGTCCTTGTGAATCGGTCTCGAAGCAGCCGCGCCGATTCTCGCTGGCGTCGGCGATCATGGCGAGCTTCTGGTCGGTGGCCAGCAGAGCGTTCTGCTGATCGTGGACAGCCTGTTCGATGCGAACCACCGCGTCGCGCAGCGTTCTACCGCCGTTGACCTGAAGCTCGCTGTAGATGCAGCGCAGGTCTTCCGGCATCTTCAGGAGCGCGGTCGTCACGCGCGCGGCGCGGCGGTACGCGCGCGGCACACCGACCCATCGTGCGAACGCCACGAGTGCGCCGAGGATGCCGATGCACGCCAGCGCGAACTGGACATGATCCTTATAGTCTACGAATTGCGAAAACGCTCCCATCTCTAGAGTCCCCTAGTCTGCTCGATCGTGTGATACGATGTTGGAACCTG